GTAATGGTGTTCCTGTTATGGGCAAGGGTGCTGTGTTCCAAATCAGATCGTGGCCAACTTACCGAACTGGCGATTATGATTTCCGCAACACTCATGGTCTACACCGTGTCATTGCACTTGACCTGGGACTGGTCAATGACAAGACAGTGGTATCATTAATGTATTGGCATCCAGAAATACAAGAAGCCTGGCTGCACACACAGATAGTTGTGAAAGGCACAGAAGAAGCCAATCCCATGAATTATATAAATCATCTCATGCGTCCCGAAGTATTTGGAACACCCATTGTGTTGCCAGCGGATGCCAACACACAAGGACGCTACACAATGAACAGCCAAAGCATTAGACAACTGTTTGAACAGTATGAATTGAATGTGCATCCAGAAGCCATAATGAACCCTCCCGATGATCTAGGTAAGCGTACAAATCACAAGAGTTTTGGTATCAATGTTATGCGACAAATGCTGGAATTAGGCACACTACATGTTAATGAAAACTGTGTGGAATTCCTGCGTGAAGCACAAAACTACTATGTGGATCAACACGGACGCTTTAGCGATCCCGATGACTGTATAGATAGTGCCCGCTATGCCCTAATTGCTTGTTTGCAAGGCATTGCTGAACCTTGGGATGATCGTAGTCCACAAGCACGATTTGCGGCTGCCAAACACAATATGCGTGCACTACAAGCCGCTAAAAAGAATCAGACAGATCGTCCTGTTTGGAAACGCAGTTGGTCGCCAGAGGGCGGTGTAATGTAAGTGCTAAATAACTATATGACTACGGGAACCCAAACATGCTCGACTTAAGAAATGTCGTAATCTCTAATTTAAATGGACACAGTGGGATCATGGCCCGCTTTGTCAAGATGAAGAGTTTGCTTGACCAAAAATGTGCTGCCAACTTACGCTTGTTGGCCACAAAGAACAATATCAATAGAATTTCAGACTACCATTACTTGAATTTGGCCGTTACCAACTCAACTGATCCTGTAAATGGCTTGGACTATATCCACCCTGTGGTAAAGCCAGTGGTAGATTATGCTACCAGTGTGATCACCAAGGGCATTGCACAAAACGGCGAGATCAACTTTGAGTTTGTAGCCGATAATGAAGATGATGAAGCGGCAGCAAGACAAGCCACCGAAATGGTGCACAAGTTGATCAATCAAAACAATGATCCACACTTTATCCTACAACACTGGGTAATGGATGCTTGCTTACACAAGAATGGTGAAATGTTGGTTGCACCCATGCGTGAAACATTTGTGCGTTACATTACCACACACGGCACAAACGATCAACTAACTGCATTTGAACAACAGGCTGCTGATGCTGGATTAAAAGCCCTACGCACCAGCAAGCGCAAGCACCATGTTGATATGGATTCTGTGTTGAAAGAATTACAACAGGTCAGCAATATGATGCCGTCGGAGCAACACACTGCTGAATTAAATGCTGCCATTGAACGCTTGCAAAGCCAACAGGCTGGCGCTGAACCCGGTGAAGAACCTGTTGAAGAACCTGATCACGCAGCCGCTGAACAAGATCATATCTCAGACAGCGTAAATCGCAATACCATCTATGAAGCCAAGTATAAACTAACTGGCTACAACCTAAACATCAAATTTAGACCCATTGCACAACACTACTGGATGTGTGATCCAACAGTGATATCAATCGAAGAGCAACCATTCTGCGGATTTTACAAACCAATGAGTATCCAGGAGGCTTATGAATTATATCCTGACATTGATCTCGAACAGTTTAAAGTATATGCAGAATATTCCAATGTGGGCAGTTACCAGGCAGGAAGTTTACTCAATAATCTTGCCTTGCATGCTCGTGATTCTGTTCCTATCAATGGCTTACCTGCTCAGGGATACTCAGCACAAGAGCCCGAGGCTCGACAAGTTACCGTTCTTACTGTATGGAATAGATACGACATTGACAACGATGGCGAACTCGAAACCATTGAACTCATCTATTCGGGTCAATATGTTATTTCCGCCCGAGAAGTAGAGTTTATTCCAGTGGCCAACATGGTTCCAAAGCCTTTAAGTCAGAACTTTTATGGTATGGCCATTGCTGAATCAGTGGTGCCCATGCAAGAGTATATGACATCAGGTTATCGTGCAGAATTGCTCATGGGCTTGTTGCAATCTACTCCCAGAACTGGTGTCAAACCAGACCGTGTGGACTTTGAAGAAATACAAGATGGCGAAGCCGCAATCTTTATTTTGGATTCAAAGTTTAATCCTGCAACAGACATTTACCAAATGCCAGTGCCACAAGGCAATCCACAGTTCTTAGACAACACAATGCAGAGAATGCAACAGGATAGCATGGCCATGGTTGGTATGACCAGCCCACAAGATGTGTTCAATCCTGAAGTTATGGATCCAGGCAATAGCGGTGCTAAGTTAAACTTGGCCCTGAGTCCAAACCAAATCATTCAAGACAACACTGTTAAGAATTGTGCTGAAGGCCTGAAAGATGCCATTTGGTTGATCTGGCGTACCCTGGTTGCTTATGGTGATGACTATGGTGTTAAGAAATTGGCACAAGAGTTTCACCCAGAGAAAAAGCCCATCTTCTTGGACTATGAAGCATTTGATGACATGAACTTCAATGAACGCAAGACCATACACATTGATCTTGCATTGGGTATGAAGTCAGAAGAGAATAGCCTACAACGCTTGCAGATTATCAAGCAAGCACAACAAGGTATGGCACAAGAAGTTGCTGCCGCTAGCCAAACAGGAGCACTAACTCCTAGTCTATTGAAGAAACTTAAAAAGCCTTATGCCGACATGTTGTATGTGTTGGGTGTCAAGGACTGCGACACATATTTGCCCACTGATGAAGAAGTGCAAGAAATGGTCAAGCAAGCACAACAAGCGGCTGCCACAAAACAACCTTCAGCAGATGACCAAAAGAAAATGGCAAGTGCACAGTTGGATAGCGCAAGAGCACAACAGATACAAGCCGATGTTGCTGGCAACACTGCCGCACAACAGTTGGAAGCCTACAGTTTAATCAAGGAACACAAGGCTCGTGCCTACGGACAATAAATAAATAAATTACATTGGATTTGAAATGATTGAACAGGATATTGTAGATGCCTTCAGTAACAAGATGGCAGTCAACATTAATGATATTAAAAAATTAACACCAGCGCAGGCTGATCGAGTAAAGTCAATTGGCACTGCGGCTGAAAACATACTGCGTAATAGAGATTTCATTTTATTTGTAAGACAATTCCAATTGGAAACAATGGATATGATGACCGAAATACGGACACATACCGAACAAGATAATAGTGCACGAGTAGCATTTGCGAATCAACTCTCGGGCATTGATAGTTTTATTGCAGTGCTGAAAAGAGCAAGGCAATTAAAAGACCGCGTGGTAACTGAACAAACTCGACAATTGGTCGAAACCGAACAGCCCAACGCTTAACATAAAGGAGAACTATGGAAAACATAGTAACCGACGCCCCTAATCTCCCAGTGGAGACGGTCCGTGTCGAAAATGTCAACTCAGGTTTGGACGCAATAGCGCAGAAGATGGCCGCAATGAAAGAACTTACATTGCGTAACCAAATGAAGGCTACTGAACCAGTTGAAGCAGGGTCCAAAGCACCGGCAGGTGAAGCGGCTCCTGTGGCACCAGAAGGAGTCAAGGTTGCGGATAATGATGTCAGCGACAATGATACCGATTTAGTAGAGCCAGAAGTTGATGGATCTGAAACAGAGTATAGCCTAAGCAGCGATGATGCCGATGCCCCGGAAGCGGTAAGCCCGACAGAATCGTCCGAAGCAGATATTATTGATTTTTTAGAATTTGCCGAAGAGAACCCGAACGCCAAGTTCAAGTTCAAACGCAATGGACAAACAATCGAAATTGATGCCAAGAAAGCCGCAGCCATATTAGGTCAAGGTGCAGCAATCAGTGAAGATGCAAGACAATTAAAGATTGAGCGAGCCGAGTTTGATGAGTACTTACAAAACAAACGAAGCGAAACTGAAGGTCTTTTATTGGCGATGGAATTTACTGTAAGACCTCAATTACAACGGGCTTACGATGAAATTGTAAAAACTCAAGAATATCAAAATATATTTCAGCAACAGTTGGCACAGACATCCGACCCTGCACAACGGGCAAGGATACAAGCAAACATGGCACAGAATGAAAGATATTTGCAACAACAATCAGCAACTATCAATCAACTGAAACCTAACTTAGATCAATTCTACAATCTAAGAAGTCAACAGGTCAATGAAATATTGGAAAATAATCGCAAGGCTTTTCGAGACAAAGACCTGCGCAATGAGTATATCTACAATGAAGTTCGTGAGAAAGTTGCAAAAGGTTGGTCAGGAGCCCAGGGACAGTTAGTGCCGGGTATCAAGAACATTGATCTTATCTCCAGCGATGAACATATATTGTCATTGATAAGAGATGGATTGAAATATCGTGATAGACCCAAGACAAAGAGTGCTGGAAGCAGCATTGCCGCATTGACTAATCGCAAAGGTTCAACATCCATCAATACCAATCAGAAAGACGAATTGTCCAGTCTTCAAGAAAAAGCCAAGGCGGGCGATCGCAATGCCCAAGAGAATCTTCTAGTTGCAAAAATGAACGCTATGCGTGCAGCCAGAAGTGGAAGAAGATAAGACATTAAAACAAGGAGAATAAGATGTCAACAGGTTACAATTCAACCACAGCGATCGGTAATGGCACAGGACTATACCAAACCGATATCGTTGTTAAAGATTTAGATTTAGATGTATCAAACCGTGTTAAGGATGATACCCCAGTGTTAAACATGTGTATGGCCAAAAAGCGTAAAGTAGTTAGTACTTTACCTTTGTGGACCAACGATGTATATCGCTTGCCACAAATCCAAGCACAACAAGAAGGTGCCGCAGTAAGTTCATCACAAGTTGAACAACAAAGCCGTGCCAACTTGGGCAACTATACACAGATTTTCAGCACAGTTGTTGGTGCAACTGGAACTGCTCGTGCAGTTGAGCAATCTGGTGGAGATCCCCAAGCATATCAAGAAGTCAAGCAATTGATCGAATTGATGTTTGATGTGGAAGCACAGATTGTGCGTAATGACCAAATCGGTACGAAATACTCTGGTCAAGCAGGTTCAGCAACTGGTGTTGCAATTCCTACAATCAACTACACTGGTTTAACAACTGGTAATGTGGTTCCTGCTGGAACTGCAAGCGTTAGCGGAACAGGTCCATGGTACAATGGTTCTGGTTTTGCCAATGTGCAAGTTGCTGGTGGTGGCGTAGTTACTGCTAGTTCTGCATTGGGTCGTCGTATGGGTTCTTTGAACGCATTCGCTGGAACACACAGTTTCAACCCCCTAGGCACTGCTTACACAGTGTTCAACAATGAATCAAGTGATTTGCCAACTGCTTACAACACTGGTTTCATCGTTGGTGGAACATACAGTTCATCTACCAGCATTGCCAACACAGGTGAAGGCTTAGGTAGCAACTTCTATTCTTATACTGCACAGTTGCAACAATTTGCACCTTCATTGTATAAGCAATTGGTTACAACTGCTGAGCAACGCTTCAACGCAAAGATCCGCACTATTGTTTGCCCAACTAGTTTGCGCACACACTTGAGCGACACAATGCCTACAAGCCGTAGCATCAACCGTGTGAATTCAGAGCGTGGTGACACTATTGCCACATACGAAGGCGATTTTAACTACACTTATGAGATTTTTGATAGTTGGATCATGGATCAAGTTGGTGCTGGTAACCAAATCTACTTCTTGAACGAAGAAGTGTTACAATGGGGTTCATTGCGTGACCTAGGACCAAACAACGAAGTATTCTCAAATGCTGATGCAAGTTTGGACCAGTTCATTCTAGAAGGAACATTGATTGTTCGTAATCCTGCTGGCGTTGGCGTGTTACACGACATCGCAGTTGGTGGTCAATCAGTTGCTTTCAATTCTGGCAACGGTGGTGCATCTGCACTCATCGGCGGAATCCGTCCTTCAACAAATGTGGTTCGCTTGAACGCATGGGACAACAACACATTCTAATCTAAACCATTAGATAGTGTTCAACAAAGGCCCTTCGGGGCCTTTCTCTTTGACACTAAATACTAGATGAATAATGAATTTGCTAATTATCAAGATAAATCCTACCTGGACGATAAAGATCCAGAATTCAATGAAAACGCATATCGCGTAGATGGTGGTGGATTAGTTACACAAGACAATGGCGTTGCAGATCGATTGCTACAAAATGACAAATTATACCAACACATTAAATCTGGTGAAGAAACAGTGGGTTGGAATGGTAGTCGCAATATCCGAACTACCACAAGACGCGATGGTGACAAGTTCTTAATCAACAGAGAACAGTTCAATGTAGAATATATTCGCGAACAATGTCAAGAATATCGCAAGCGTGCTGAAGCCGGGTATATGGATCCTTTGGCACCTGTCATGCCTGATGGTAAATTGGGTTATAAATGGATGGAACTGCCTGAAGTTATTGCACAAGACATCGGCAACAAGTATTTTGGTGGTATGCCCTGGGCTGCCATCAAGCGAGATAGAACACTAAAAGCACAATTTTACCGTGTGGTAGAAACAGAGTTTAATGCATTTGTTTGTTACCCAGGTGGCAAGTTGCCAATACCGGTTGATGTGCCTTATCCAACACCTGTAGGAGCAACTGCTTTCTTTCAAGGTGCTAATTTTGTAGGAAAAACATAATGTCAACAATGATCCCTGACGCAAATGCGTTGGTAGCCTATATAGAATCTTTCACAGGCAGTAGCAATAGCACTGAAATCAAGCAGTGTATATTCCTTGCTGAAATGATGATGCGTAATATTGAATTGCCAGCCCTAAGAACCAATCCTTGGACCACAACAGGTGTTGCCAATCAATGGGGACAAGTTCCTATTCCTGCAGATATGAATCGACCCATCTTGTTTTTCAACAACAGTAATGGTGCCAGCCCACAAACAGGTGGAGCAGGTCCTTGGTTAGTGTATGATCGTATTGGCGACAGGGATATGATCACAGAATTGTTGGATCAACAACAGTATCTAACACCTTACAACATTCCCGAAGTGTATCGTGGCAAGTTTAGTGAAATAGGACAGTACTATGAATTTCTTCCTGTGTTGGGTGCAGGCAGTATCATCAACATGTATTACTTTACCACATGGCCCTTGTTGTTTAGTTTGGAATCTGATGGCATAACTCCTGTGTTGAACAATGTGGTGTTGCAGTCATGGCCAGAAGGTTATATCTATGGCACGCTACACAACTACTATGACAAACGCAAGATGGCTGATGATGCCGCAGTTTGGTTAGCCAAATTCAATCTTGCTTGGGATACTGTTGAAGATCAAAACAACAAAGGCAAATGGTCAGGTGGCCACAACAAACTTTGGTCGGTATTTCAACCACGCAAAGATCAGAGATTTGGAACAAGATAATAAAGGATTAGGCCAATGCCCAATTTATACGGAATAACAGGTAATACCACAGGTGTAGCGGTAGGCAATACAACAGGTTTGTATCAACAACCTACAGGCAATGTTGTAATTTTAAATGGTGCTGGAACACTACTCGGTTTATTAAGTAATACCGGCACAGTGGGTTTCGCTTTAACCAATTCTGGTAGCCAAGTTTTAGGTAGCGTAAATTCAGGAGCAAGTTTAAATCTAAGCAATTTAACATTGTCCAGCAATTTAGTTATCAATGGCGGACTTTATGTAGAAGTTAACGGAACACAAGAACCTATTGCCATTGGCACTGCGGTAACCACTGCCAATGTGGTACCATTGTCTGGTTCAGACATATCAGTGCCCACCGTCGGCAATACCACCATCATGACATTTACATTGCCAGGTGCCGGATCTTGGCGTGTGGATACCATTGTTGATGGTTATACTAATGATACTGGTTCCATTGGATTTGAAAATACTTTATATACATTTGTTACAGATCCCAATGGTAATCTAGTTCCGAATTCTTATGTCACGGTTACTGGTATTGAAATTGCAGTTCCTGGTGCGTTAATTGAAGGAACAGGAACAGGTTCATTTTTTGTAACAACATCAGGCCCAACAACTTATACCTTGTGTGCACAAATGGAACCTGGATCACTGTATGGTGCAGTGGTAAAAGGATCCAGCACCGGAGTTACAAGAGTTGTTTATCAATCACTAAATCCAAATTTTATTGTCAACAACATCAGCACTGCCAATACCATAACTGCTGGTAGTATTACCACTGGCAATATCCTAACCAACAACTATTTGTTTGCCAATGGACAAAGTATTTTCAACAGTATTGGTCCTGGTAGTTATGGCAACACACAAGTGGCTGCATACCTGGCAGTGGGCAATGATCCTACTATCCTGGCCATTGATGCCAACATAACAGCTGCCAATGCTGCCATTGTGAGTTTGCAATCAAATGCCGCAGTGCAAGAAACTGAAATCTCTGGACTGCGTGCCAACATAACAGCGGCCAATGCGGCCATTGTCACAGTTCAGAACAATCTGAATACATTTGAAACTTATGCCAATGCCGCCTATGCCACACAAAGCAATGTGGGCACTATCTATACACATCTAAACACATTAGATGCCAATGTAGGTGCATATGAAATTGCCAATAATGCCAATGTGGGCACTATCTATACACA